GTTCGTTAGCATATCGCATAATAGTAAAAAAAAGGTAATTACCAAATCTGTTGATAACTTGTTGTTAACAAAGTTGTTAACTATTATCTAAGTCTTTTAGCTTTTGTTTGTATAAGTCTATTAAGTATTCTAGATCGCCTTTACTATACTTAACGCTTTTATGTGATAACTGTATAATTTCTTCTACAGCTTCTTCGCCTATCTCGCTACACAGTCTTCTGTAAAACTTTATCTTTTCGCCTTCTGACCAAATATTACAGCGTTGGCATTGTACCCTACAGTTGTTTTCATGGTATCGAGTAGACATATGCTTGCGCGACTGCAGATGACCATTCTGCATTTCTTTAACAGGCTTCTGTACGCCACAAGTATAACATTCTACTATAGCGTTACTGTCTGCATAGTAATAACGTATATACTTGCTAAATACTGCGTCTAGTTCTTTTTTAAGTTTTGCGTGCGTTTTAGCTTTTCGCGCCATTGTTTTAACTGTTTTTCTTGTCTGTGTGTAAAATATAAGTATAAACTTGTATACGCTATTGTTAAAATTAACACTACTAATAATGCTGCTTCTTGTATTGTCATTTGTTTAATTTTTTTGCTTTGTTAAAAGTTGCGTTTATTATTTCTTTACATAACTTCTCAGGTATCTTACTACGTTCAAAGTTGTTTTTTAGTCCTTGCGTTCCTGTTTGACTTCCTCTTGGTGCTTCTTCGTGGTGGCATTTTTTATTAGCATTATAACATTGTGGTCTAGGTTTCCAACCATTCGTATTAAACAGATCGTATATGTTATTACTCCATATATCGGTAGGCTTCATTCTCATATCGCCATAGCTGCAATAAGTTATTGTAGTCCTGTCTATACCTTTTATCTTTCTTCTCATTTTTCCTACAGGGTTTTCAATGTAATAAATACTATTATCATAACTCAAAACAAGCTTCAAAGTTGCTTGAAGTATTTGCATACCTTTTATTGCTTCTTCTGTTTTCGGTGTGTGGTCTTCGTTCCAATGATAACCTATGCTTGCTACACTAAAATATGTGCAAGGTGGTGATGCCCATATCATATCAGGATAAAATGGTATATCTTTTTGTTTAACATCAAGTATATCTTTCACTAAATCTATATTATCAAAAGGCTCTATGTCTACACTAAAAACATTGCAACCTAAATTATCTGCTACTTTCCCTATGCTTCGGCTGCCTGCAAATAATTCTAAGACATTCATTTTAATTTTTTTGCTTTCTTAATTGTGCTACTTATTAGCTTCATGTTTTCGTTATGTCGTTGATAATCAGTAAGT